GGATAATGTTGGCGCAAGTAACCTATCCCAATCTGGCGCAGCTAATCTCTGGGATTCCACATTTTTCTTTCGTACCTCTGATAACCGTGTATACAAAGTTATGAACAATAATGGAAACGTAGCGTATAGTGGTTCTGAACCTACATCTGAATCCACATCACTTTTTGCACAGGGTGGTTACATCCTAAAATATATTTATACTATTACTTCTGCTGAACAAACAAAGTTCTTGACAACAGATTTTATGCCTATCAGTAATGACTCTGCTGTATCATCTGCAGCAATTGATGGTGCGATTGTATCACTGTCAGTGACAGCTGGTACTGGTTATACAGATGGTACTTACTATGTTGCGGTCAACGGTGACGGTACAAATGCCGGGACATCTTCTGGTGCGATTATTTCCTTTACTGTTTCTAGTGGTGCGATTCAAAATTTTGGACTGACCTCTGGAACGGACACTATCGTATATGCTGCTGGTGCAGCATATACATACGGAACAGTCACCCTTACAGACGCAACAGTATTTACTGATGTAACACTTACAACAGCTGTAAGTACAAATGTTATTAATGGTGGTAGTGGTGGTGCAATTGGTGTTTTCATTAGTCCAAAGGGTGGTCATGGTTTTGATGCAGTTCAAGAGCTCGGTGGCCACTATGTTATGTTGAACACACTCTTTATTGGTGCAGAACGGGATGATCTCCTCACAGGCAATGATTTCCGTAATATTGCAATTGTTGTTGATCCAAAAAATTATGGATCAACAACAGTTGCATCTGACCAGACAGCTCGTCAAACATATGCACTAAAACTTACTAGTGTTGGTGGAACATTTGTTAATGACGAGAAAATCACTCAAGCCTCAACGGGTGCAATTGGTAGGGTTGTAGAGTGGGATAGTGGAAACTCTATTCTTTATTATCAACAGGAAAGATATACAAATTACGGTACAAATTCCCTTGGTGCTTATGTTGCATTTTCGGGTGCAAATGATGTAACAGGTGCAGACTCTAGTGCAGTTGGAACACCAGACTCAACCGCAGATGCAGCGGTCACTCTTGCAAACGGATTTACTGTCACATTTTCTGATGGGTATGTTAATCCAGAACTGCAACCAGACAGCGGTAACATTATCTATACAGAAAACAGATCACCTATCTCCCGTGCTACTGACCAAACGGAAGACATCAAAATTGTAGTGGAATTCTAATATGGCACAAAAAACTAATCTTAATGCAGCACCGTACTTTGATGATTTTAATGCAGAGAATAATTATCACAGAATTCTCTTTAGGCCGGGTTTTGCAGTTCAAGCGAGAGAACTAACGCAACTACAAAGTGCTTTGCAACATCAGATTGAATCTCACGGTAGTCACATTTTCCGTGAAGGGGCAATGGTTGTGCCCGGACAAGGAAAAACTCAACGATATCACTCCCTGAAACTTGCAAGCACATTTAATGGTGAACAGGTTGACCCATCACAGTATTATAATGTAGATAGTCCTACAACTATTACTGGTGCAACAACAGGCGTTACTGCAAAGGTTATTGGTTTCAAGGCCGCAACGACGACAGACCAACCACTCCTTTATGTTTCTTATGAACGTGCTGGTAGTGACTTCACGACCACTATTTTTGCAGATGGTGAGAACATTACTGCAAACACGGCGATCACACATTCAACTCAGTCATACGGGACGGGTGTTGCAGCTGTTACAACATACACTTCTGTATATAGTGCTGCTGCGGGGTCAAGTGCAACACAACTTGCAAGTGCAACAGGTCCAGCATCAAGAACAGGTCTTGCATTTGCTATCGAGTCTGGTATATACTACATTCGTGGTTTCTTTGTTAATAATGTATCAGAAACACTTATTATCAATAACTATGATGAAGATTATACAGGTACAGTTGGATTTACAGTAAACGAAACTATTATTACACCAGAGAGTGCATCAGCTCTATTGGATAATTCTACAGGGTCTAGTAACTATGCTGCGAAGGGCGCACATAGACTGAGTATTTATGTTGCATTATCTTCTATTACAACTTCAACGAATACAACTAATTTTATCGCTCTTGTTGATGTTAAAAATGGTAAGTCAAGTTCAATCGGGCGGACAACACCTTATGCTCAACTTGCAGATGAAATGGCAAGGCGGACTAATGATGAATCTGGAAATTATACTGTTCGTCCATTTGAATTTCTTGCAAGTGAATCAGTAGATGTTAGTGTGGGTCGAGATAACTTACTTGGTAAATATATTGCGGGGGCCCCGACTGATGATGGTAACATTGCTAGTAGTGATTTTATAGCTATCTCTGTATCGCCGGGAAAGGCATACGTCAGAGGGTTTGAAATTGAGAAGACTCAATCTACAATTAAAGATGTTTCTAAAGCAAGAGATTTTAATACTGTTAATGCGGGTATCTCAACCTTTGATATGGGCAACTATGCGCTTGTCTCAAATGTATATGGCACCCCAGACATTACAGCGGTAACTGGTGAATCTACTGCATTCAAGACTGTTCAATTTTATGATGCAAAAAATACGGTTAGAGGTTCTACAAACGGTAATTTAATCGGTGTTGGACGATCTAGAGGAATTGAATTCCACTCTGGTGTTGCTGGATCAAGTGCTGCGGCGAACCTTTCTGTTTACAAATTATTTCTATTTGATATCCGACCATTTACAAAACTGACTTTGAGCGGCACTCCATCTCCAACACTTCTTGCTTCACATTCAAACGGTGGTGTATTGGTAACCGGCGTAACTTCGGGTGCCACGGGTTTGGTTTATGCATCTGGAACTTCTGCAACCACAGTAAATCTAACTTCTGTGGTTGGTGTATTTAGAGCAGGAGAAGAACTTCAAGCATCAGATTCATCTGAGGGTGATGGTGGTACTATTGAAAATAGTAGTAATGCAGACATTACACTTGTATCAGTCAAAAGTTATAATGTTGCTGATTTTAGACAGGTCTTTATGGATGATGCAGATAGTGGCCAAGACTTTACTGCTGATTTTGAGATTGAAACTCTAACAAACATCTTTGCTGATATTTCTCTTGAAGATGATGCAACATCATCTATCCAACAGGAGGATGGTACGGGTTCTGGTAATGTTATTCAAGAGGGGTTTAATAGTACATCAGCAAAACTAAAAGATACAGAGAAAAATCGATCTATATTTAAACTACCAAAACGAATAGTTAAAACACTCCTAACCGCAACAAATGCTGGTGCCAGTGATACGCAATATACAATTCGTAGACAGTTTGTTGGAACTACAGACTCTTCAGGTATTGTTACCTTTACTGCTGGTACGAATGAAACATTTTCCTCACACAGTGAAGCAGACTATACACTATCTATTCTAACCGCTGGTGGTGGAACGGGAGCCCAAGGCGACCTTGTTAGTCTTTCTGATAAAATTGGCGGTGCAGGATCATCATCTATTACTATTACAGATACAACCATATTAGGAAGTGCAGCGAAAGTAAAAATTGTTGCAACAATTCTTAAAACTTCTGTTATTCAAAAAAGTAAAACTGTTAATTTGATGAAGCAATTGAAAGTAGTTGCTGGAACAACAGATGCTTATGGAACCCGCCCTACTGATAATAATATTTCTCTTGGTCGTGCTGATGCATTTAATCTTGTTGCAGTGTTTGACTCTGGGGGTGCAAGTATAGATGCAGTTGCTCCAGATTTTGTTCTAACTAATCAGGCAGGAACATTTACCAGAGGTGAAAAAATTACTGGTGGAACAAGCCGTGCAACTGCAAGAATTGTTGATATTACATCTCCCATGAGTTATGTTTTGTCTACTTCACTTACCTTTGTATCAGCCGAAGTAATCACTGGTGAAAGTTCTGGTGCATCTGCTACTATTGGAACTCTTACGGATGGGAGTGTAAACATCACAACCAAATATTTGTTTGATGATGGACAACGTGATAACTTCTATGACATTTCACGAATTGTTAAAAAACCATCTTCTCCTGCACCCACAGGAAGGTTACTTGTCATATATGATTATCTGGAACATGGTACAGGAGATATGTTCACAGTTGACTCTTATGTTGATATTGCTAATCAAATGGATTATGAAGACATTCCAACATATACCGCAACTAAGGTTGATCCTGACAGCCCATCACCAGCAGGACAATTTCCATTAAGAGATAGTTATGATTTTAGATCAAGGGTTGGAGATATTGCTGGTGCCTCAACTACACTAACAACTATTGACGAAATTACGGGAAACTCTTTTGACTTCTACTCTAGACAGTATGATGGTACTGGTGCATCAGTCTCCGATTTTTGCAAACCCGGCTCTACTATTCAAGCAGACCTTGAGTATTATCTTGGTAAAAGAGCATCGATTGTGATTGATGATAGGGGAATTATTAGTGTTATTGATGGAGCATCAGCGGATTTCCCCGTTAAACCTGATATCCCACTGGATTCTATGAAACTTGCTGACCTTAGAATACCACCATTTACCTTTAGACCAGAAGATGTTACAATTATCAGAACAAGAAATCAAAGATTTACCATGAAAGATATTGGTAAGCTCAATAACCGTCTTGCTAATGTTGAAAAAATGACAACTCTAAATCTATTGGAAAGAAATGCTTTGGACTTTGAGGTGTTGGATGCCAATGGATTGAATAGATTTAAGTCAGGAATTGTTGTTGATAATTTTCAAGGACATAGAGTTGGTGATGCATACCATAAAGATTATAGAAACTCTATGGACTTTTCGAGTGGAATTTTGCGACCAATTCATGTCACTAAATCCATTGATTTGGAAGAAAATGCAACTACTGATGCGGCAAGAACTTCTGCTGGTTATCAGAAGACAGGTGATCTTATCACTCTTCCATACACAGAGGTTGTTCTAACAGAACAACCATTTGCTAGTACAGTTGAACGTGTTGCACCATTTTTGACTGCAACATGGAAAGGTGTATTGACCATAGACCCAACTCAGGATAACTGGATGGAAACAGAAATTGCTCCCCAGTTAATTATTAATCGTGAGGGCAACTATGATGCAGTTGTTGCTGCTATTGGTAATAATATGGGTACTGTTTGGAACTCTTGGCAAACAACTTGGGCTGGTGTTGTGGTGAGAGATGATGGTGTTGAAGCGGATTTGGGTTTTGATTTCGGCACACAATAATTATCGTAATAAATATGAATAGAAATACAAACGGAGATATGCCAGATGACACTTAGAAATTTTAATGCAACTCAACAGTCTAGAACTGGTGTGTTAACAGAGGTATTTGAAGATATTGAGCTTACAAGTAATGGGTTTAGGTCTATTGCTAAAACTCTCATCCCATATGCTCGTTCAAAAACAATTACTTTTACTGCAAAAAGCTTGAAACCTTTCACAAAATTGCATGTGTATTTTGATAAGAAAGTGGTTAATGCATATGTCACGCCAGCTGCATCTGGTGGAGTTGGCACTGCATTTTCAAACTTCTCTGATGTTGTATCTCCTGTCGCCGGTAGTACCTTGATTAGTGATGGTGTTGGTAACTGTGAAGGAACCTTTACCATTCCCAACCCAAGAATTTCTGGCAACCCCCAGTTTGCAACTGGCGATATTGAGTTTGTATTAACATCAGACCCAAATAATGCCCAAGTGGGTGACGGCGCAAGTGAAATTGTTGCAAGGGAGACTTTTGCAGAGGCAGTTTATTCTGCAAAAGGTATATTGGACACGCAACAGGAAACCATTATATCTACTAGAAATGCGATTGTAAGAACAACAAGTTTAACAGAAAATAGTGGACTTATTTTAGGTGCTGTTATACCAGCGTCCGGCGGAGATGATGGCGGCGACGGCGACGGCGGCGACGGCGACGGCGGTGATCCATTAGCGCAGACCTTTATTGTTTTGGATACAGATAGCGCTGATGGAATTACTGGCGCATTTCTAACTTCTTGCGATATATTTTTCTTTGAAAAAGATGATAATTATCCTGTAACAATGGAAGTTCGTAATGTAGTTAATGGTGCCCCCGGACCTAAGATTTTACCGTTTGGTAGAAAAACATTACAGTCTTCAGAAATTACAACATCTACAGATGGAAATACTGTTACAACATTTACCTTTGATTCTCCCGTATATGTGCAGGGTGGAACAGAATATTCAATCTGTCTATTAACTAATACTCCAGATTATAAAGTATGGATTTCTGATCTTGGAACACAGGATACTGCTGGTAATGAAATTACAGACCAACCTCATGTTGGTGTTCTTTTTAAGAGTTCAAATAATAATTCATGGGTTCCTTCCCCCACACAGGATATGAAGTTCTCCCTGAAACGAGCTAAGTTTGACACAACTGCTGCTGGTTTGGTTACATTACAAAATCAAACACTTCCTGCAAAAACTCTTAAAGTTAATCCTTTAGAGATGCTTGATAATAGTACAGTTCTAAAAATTAACCATGATGGACATGGTATGTATTCTACTGCTAATAACGTCACCATTGCTGGGGTTAAGTCTGGTGCAACAACGACACTTGCTGGTGCTATTTCTGGCACCGCAACATCTATTACTCTTACGAGTGGAACAAACTTTGATGACACTAGTGGTAAGTATTCTAGAGACGCATCTAATATATACTATATTAAAATCGATGATGAGATTATTAGTTATACCACTATTTCTGGAACGGGTATCACTAGTGCGACACGGGGTGCGAATAGTACAACGGCAGTATCTCATGCGAATGGTGCGACTGTGGAACTATATCAAATACATAAAGTTCCACTCTCCGACATTAATAAAACACACACTACAATTGCTAATATTCAACAGGATAGTTATACTATTGTAACTGCAACTACACCAGTTGTTGATGGTGCTGGTAGTACTTCAACAATGGGCGGTAGTGTTGTTACTGCAACAGAAAATGCTCAGTATGATGTTTCTACAACTAACATGGGTCTTTTGATTCTTGCAAGAACTAAAATTGATGCTGGGTTCTTAGCAACAACAGGAACAAGCCCAAGCGGTTCTGAAACTTCATTTACAAAATCAACAACCAGTAGGGCTCTTCCTCTTCAAGACAACTATTATTGGACAGAAACTAATTTGGTTGCGTCCGGTATTAACGAAACAAATGAAATGTCTGGTGATAAATCTCTTACTATTCCGTTGACTTTGAGTTCAGATTTAGATGCGCTATCTCCTGTAATTGATACGCAAAGGTTATCTATGATTGCCGTATCAAATCAAATCAATAAGATTGATTCTTCATCTGATGTGTATCCAACATCCATATACAGAGCAATGACGGAACCAGAGGGGGATAATCATTCTGCAATCTATCTTACTAAGAAAATTAATTTAGAAACTCCCGCAACTTCTTTGCGAGTTCTTTTGGATGCTGTGCGACAATCTGATTCAAGTATTAAATTATTGTATAAAACTTTACGAGTTGATGATGCATTTGATTTTGATGAGATGAGTTTCAAATTCTTTAATGATGATGGAACTGTTACTGGGTCTGGCGGACCAGATGTTACAACCCGTCCTTCTGAAAGAAGGGGTGAATATCTTGAACATGAATACACTGCTGGTGTAACAGATGATGGCATTGGTTCTCCATTGGAAGAATTTATTGCATTTCAAATTAAAATTGTTATGAGAACAACAAATCAATCAACACCACCACTGCTTAAAAATCTTCGTGTTTTGGCTCTTGCAACATAAGATGTCAGAATATTTTAAAATAGAGAATGAAGATAATTATGTTAAGTCTTCTAATGGTAGTCATGGTATTATAAATAACAATGTGAACGCATATGAGGTTGCAAAAAAACGTGCGGGGGAAGCACAAATACAGAGGGATGAGGTGCGTGAAACAACCAGAGAAATTAATATTTTAAAATCTGAGATGCACGAAATTAAATCCCTGTTACAACAATTAGTGAAAGAGAACTAAAATGGCACTAGTATCAGCAAATCAATTATCACTAGAAAAAACTCTAGAAGAACTGATTAAAGAATTCAATGCTCTTAGGAGCGATGTTACATCTGTAACATTGGAATCTCTCGTCGCAGCTGCGTCTGCTCAAATTGTTTTTGAGGGTGCAACTGATGATGCAAATGAAACCACACTTACAGCTGTTGATCCTACTGCTGATAGAACAATCACACTCCCAGATGCAACGGGCACAGTTGTTACAACAGGTAATGCTGATGCTGGTGCAACCACAACAACATTTGCTGACCTAGACCATTTCCTAATCAATGACGGGGGCACTCTCAAGAAGATGAGTATTGACACAGCGTTGTCGAGTCTCCCCGCACTGATCCCCTCTTCTGCTAACGCAAATGCGATTGGTTCTGCATCACTAGAATGGTCAGACCTTTTCCTTGGTGATGGTTCGGTAATAAACTTTGGTAATGACCAAGATACAACATTAACACACACAGACGGTGCAGGTCTGACACTTAACTCAACCAATAAACTTATGTTCAATGATGCATCACAATTCATTCAAGGAGCAAGTGCAACAATCCTTGACATTGCTGCCACAGATGAGATAGAACTTACTGCAACACTGATTGATGTAGTGGGTAACTTTACTATTTCTGGTACAGTTGTTGGTGCGAGCACAATCCAAGGTACTACCATAACAGCAACAACTGCTTTTGTTCCAGACGCACAAGATGGTGCTGCACTGGGTACAACCTCATTACAGTTTTCAGATTTGTTCTTGGCAGATAGTGCTGTAATTGGTTTTGGTGATGATAACGATACAACATTAACACACACAGACGGTGCAGGTCTTACGTTAAACAGTACCAATAAACTCATGTTCAATGATGCATCACAATTCATTCAAGGAGCAAGTTCTACCGTTCTGGATATTGCCGCAACAGATGAGATTGAACTTACTGCAACATTGATTGATGTGGTTGGTAACCTTGATGTTTCCGGTACAGTTGTTGGTGCAAGCACAATCCAAGGTACTACCATAACAGCAACAACTGCTTTTGTTCCAGACGCACAAGATGGTGCTGCATTAGGAACAACCTCATTACAGTTTAGTGATTTGTTCTTGGCTGACGGGGCTGTACTTGGTTTTGGTGATAACAATGAGGTTACCCTAACACACGTTCATGATACTGGTATCCTGTTGAATAGTACGATGGCAATCCAGTTCAACGATGCAAGTCAGTTTATCAATGCACCCAGTAATGCTATTCTGGATATTAATGCTACCGATGAAATAGAACTGAATGCAACTCTGTTAGATGTTAATGCGAACATAAACGCAAGTGGGACATACACTGGTGCTGGAACAATGACCACGGGTGGTAATATTGTTCTTCCTGATGCTGGTACAATTGGTTCAGCTACAGATGTAGATGCCATTGCTATTGGCTCTGATGGTGACATTACATTAACTCAAGACCTAGAACTTCAACATGACGGTGCGATACTTTCCTTTGGTGCCAACGATGAGGTAACACTGACTCATGTTCATGATACAGGTATCTTACTGAATAGTACAAACGTAATTCAATTCAATGATGCATCACAAAACATTGGCGCACCCAGTAATGCTATTCTGGATATTAATGCGACAGACGAAATAGAACTCAACGCAACATTAGTTGATATAAATGCGAATGTTGAAATCAGTGGCAACCTAACAGTAAGTGGTACAACTATACAGGTTGATACTATTACAATGAATGCTACAAACGCCATTGTCTTTGAGGGTGCAACTGCTGACGATTCCGAAACTACACTGACAATTGTTGATCCTACTGCTGATAGAACAATCACACTCCCAGATGCAACGGGCACAGTTGTTACAACAGGTAATGCTGATGCTGGTGCAACCACAACAACATTTGCTGACCTAGACCATTTCCTAATCAATGACGGGGGCACTCTCAAGAAGATGAGTATTGACACAGCGTTGTCGAGTCTCCCCGCACTGATCCCCTCTTCTGCTAACGCAAATGCGATTGGTTCTGCATCACTAGAATGGTCAGACCTTTTCCTTGGTGATGGTTCGGTAATAAACTTTGGTAATGACCAAGATACAACATTAACACACACAGACGGTGCAGGTCTGACACTTAACTCAACCAATAAACTTATGTTCAATGATGCATCACAATTCATTCAAGGAGCAAGTGCAACAATCCTTGACATTGCTGCCACAGATGAGATAGAACTTACTGCAACACTGATTGATGTAGTGGGTAACTTTACTATTTCTGGTACAGTTGTTGGTGCGAGCACAATCCAAGGTACTACCATAACAGCAACAACTGCTTTTGTTCCAGACGCACAAGATGGTGCTGCACTGGGTACAACCTCATTACAGTTTTCAGATTTGTTCTTGGCAGATAGTGCTGTAATTGGTTTTGGTGATGATAACGATACAACATTAACACACACAGACGGTGCAGGTCTTACGTTAAACAGTACCAATAAACTCATGTTCAATGATGCATCACAATTCATTCAAGGAGCAAGTTCTACCGTTCTGGATATTGCCGCAACAGATGAGATTGAACTTACTGCAACATTGATTGATGTGGTTGGTAACCTTGATGTTTCCGGTACAGTTGTTGGTGCAAGCACAATCCAAGGTACTACCATAACAGCAACAACTGCTTTTGTTCCAGACGCACAAGATGGTGCTGCATTAGGAACAACCTCATTACAGTTTAGTGATTTGTTCTTGGCTGACGGGGCTGTACTTGGTTTTGGTGATAACAATGAGGTTACCCTAACACACGTTCATGATACTGGTATCCTGTTGAATAGTACGATGGCAATCCAGTTCAACGATGCAAGTCAGTTTATCAATGCACCCAGTAATGCTATTCTGGATATTAATGCTACCGATGAAATAGAACTGAATGCAACTCTGTTAGATGTTAATGCGAACATAAACGCAAGTGGGACATACACTGGTGCTGGAACAATGACCACGGGTGGTAATATTGTTCTTCCTGATGCTGGTACAATTGGTTCAGCTACAGATGTAGATGCCATTGCTATTGGCTCTGATGGTGACATTACATTAACTCAAGACCTAGAACTTCAACATGACGGTGCGATACTTTCCTTTGGTGCCAACGATGAGGTAACACTGACTCATGTTCATGATACAGGTATCTTACTGAATAGTACAAACGTAATTCAATTCAATGATGCATCACAAAACATTGGCGCACCCAGTAATGCTATTCTGGATATTAATGCGACAGACGAAATAGAACTCAACGCAACATTAGTTGATATAAATGCGAATGTTGAAATCAGTGGCAACCTAACAGTAAGTGGTACAACTATACAGGTTGATACTATTACAATGAATGCTACAAACGCCATTGTCTTTGAGGGTGCAACTGCTGACGATTCCGAAACTACACTGACAATTACAGACCCAACTGCTGACCGGACTATCACGTTGCCGGATGAAACGGGGACAGTTCATACTTCTGGTGGTAGCATCGTTATTCCAAATGCAGCAAACATTGGTTCTGCTGGCGATGCAGATGCAATTGCAATTGCTGCTAATGGTGTTGTAACCTTTAGTCAGATACCAGTTATGCCAGCAAACTCCATAGACAGTGATCAATATATAGACGGTAGTATTGATACAGCACATTATGCTGCGGGTTCTGTTGATGCTGCTGCTTTAGGTGCTGACTCTGTTACCGCTGCAAAGATTGGTGATAATGTAATTAACTCTGAACATTATGCTGCTGGTAGTATTGATGCAGAACATATGTCTGCAAACTCCATTGATAGTGACTCTTATGTGGATGGTTCTATCGATAGAGCGCATCTTGCTGGTGGTATTATTGATGGCACCAAACTTGCTGACAACGCCGTGGATAGTGAACACTATACCGATGGAAGTATTGATACAGAACATTATGCAGACGATTCAATAACAGAAGCAAAAATAGCAAATGATGCGATTGGCGCAGCAGAACTGAAATCAGTTTCCACCCTATTGATTAAAAATGCCGCCGGGGGCACCTTGAAAACATTGTATGGTGCTGGTGCATAAATATTGTTATGGGAGTAATTAAATGACTGTTCGTGTTCCCGTAAAATATGATGGTAGTGATATTGTAGAGATGTCAGCCGGTGATATGACTGAATACTATACCTACATTGCATATCTGTATGCCCAAGCACCAACTGTAACTCTTACTGTTGTGTCTGCTAGTGGTACATTGACTCCCGGTTTGACTGATACAAGATTGCAGGCTGGTGCTGTAAGTAACTCTGCAACTGCTTTTGTTGCTGAAGGTTCAACAGCAGAACCCACAACAGTCACAGGAACCACATACGATAAAATTACAGGACCAACTTATAATACAGATGGTTCTGCTGCTGGTGATCTGGGCGCTATTGGTTACCCACTATATATTAATGTCGATAATGATTTACAAGTCATGACGCAAGCAGACTATGTTGATACCTTTATCTATGCAACGCTGGACGCAATGATTACTGCATCAGAGGATGCTACGACTAACGGAACATATACCATTACAACTGCCGCAACTGTTGCGAACTATACAGAGGTTTCTGGTGCAAACACCCCAGTATTCGTAGATACCCGTGCAAATACGGCATTATATTCTGCTGCCGGTATTCCAGAGACACTTGATCAACCAACAACTATTACAAGTTATTATCTACAGAGGCGTAATGAAGCAAGGGCATTCCCAAGCAATGCCCTCCTATTTGCAGAAAGTGATGGAAATATTATACAGGGTCCGCTGGCAGCAGATGATTCCACATTCCACGCTGTACTTGCAGTCGATATTAAGTTTCGTGCAGCAGAGGATGATGCTGGACATAAACTAAGTTATAACATTAATGGCTCTGGTAATACTAGAGGAACTGCGATTGTTGATACAAGACTTAATGGTGCTGGTAACTACCAAACTCTACAGGTTGGTGATGACTATCGTTCACAGGAATTTCCAAATGGATCATCTGTAGTAATTGGCACAAACACACTTAACATAGTACATGTCTAATCGTATAAATAAAGAACACAGGAGAAATTAAATGTCATATTTATGGACAGATAAAATTACAGATTACTATTACAGCAATCCAGAGTTGGATACTGTTGCAGTTATGTGGACAGACCCAGAAGATAAACTTACACGGGAACACTACATTAAGGTAGATGAATCTGATGAACAATGGAGAGATTTTGTTGCAGAAGTTTCTTATGAAAAAATCGACGAACGCACTGTGGTTCGACACGAACAGTTTCGTGAACAGTTTCGTGATGCATTTCGTGAGTGGGCTGGAAGAAATGAAGATGACATACAAAATAGAACTCAGTCAAATAAGTTTGAAGATGTAATTATTAATTTTTTCTCAGAATTTGATAATACAGATGCTGATCAAAAAGAACAGTTGTTTAAACTCAAACTCAAAATATTTGAACAAGAATGTGTTAAAAATTCAAAGTCAGCTGACAAGTTTAAAAATGCAAAAACTTTCATTCGTAAAGCAGAAAGTCCTATGGATGTTTTGTTGGGGTATATGGTATTTGCAAATGGTGCTGAACTCAAGATGGCCGATAAAGAAAAGTTTCAAGTGGAGGGGGTATACGTCCCAATAAAATAATTATGAATAATATATTATGTATGAAGTGGGGAGATAAGTATGATGACTCCTATGTTGAGAAGTTGAAAGAACAGTGTGAGGCAAACTGCACTGTTCCTTTTAAATTTTGGTGTTTTACCGACAAGCCAGAAAAAGACTGGCACATTCCAATTCCAACTACACTAGATAAGTTCTATAATGAGGAACGTGGTTTCTTCTGGGCATATCGTAAGTGTTATATGTTTAGACCTGATCTTATTAGTGGTGATGGGAAAATCTTTCCAGATAATTCTAAATTTATGTTCCTTGATCTTGATGTTATCATTCATCAAGATTTAAAGTATTTCTTTGAATTGCCTAACGATAAGCCATGGATTGTTCGTGGGTGGTGGAATGATATTAGTATGGTTAAACAAAATTATGCAAAGCATAAATCAACACCCCTCAACTCATCAGTTATTGTATGGAAGAAAGGTCAGCTGATGCCAGTGTGGAACCACGTTGTGGATAATGCAGAAGTTGTTTTCTTTACATCACCAAGTCTAGATAACTACTTTGCTCACCACTGGTATGATCCTTGGAAAGAAGATGACGGATTTCTACGAGGATTTCCACAAGGAGATATCTATTCATGGTATAAGGGGAATGTTTTTCCTGATGATATGGAGAAAAAGAAAATAAGAGAAGACCACAAAATTTGTTTATTTAACAATAGCACACAGACTGAGGGTGTTAATACTGATGAGATAAAAGAATTATGGTAGATCATATAAAATTTACAACTGAAATTGCTGAAGATTGGAAGTCTGTTCTTTCTCTAGTACATCACGATGAATATAATCACTGTATCAAAAGAATTCGAGATGCATCAACAGCGTCCCAGTTGCAAAGTAAGTTATGGTTAGTTTCAGAAATCGTAAATCTTGGTATCAGGGCTGAGAGGGTAGCTCTTCTTGCTGGTTGGTATGCAAACTTCATCACACCACTTTTGATTGATGAACTTGGAGTAAAATATATACTTAACCTAGAAATTGATCCTGATGTTAAAACTCTTACCTATAAATTTAATAAGAGATATAAAGATCAAGACTCTGAGACAAAAGCATTATACAAGTGTTATTTGCATGACGTTATGTTTGAACCTCTAAAATATGGTCATTTTGATTTAGTTATTAACGCATCATGCGAACATATGTTCCCCATGTCAAGGTTTCGTAAACTAAACAAGTCTAATAATCATATATATGTGTTACAGTCAACCGATGATGAACAATGGGATGATCATATAAATTGTGTTAGTGGCCCAGAGGAATTAGCGGATCAGGCAGAGATTGTTGATATTATGTATTCTGGCACACTAAAATTGGACAATGGTATGAACAGGTTTATGGTGATAGGACGATGAACATCGTAGAGTGGTGCCGGGATCATGATGTCTGGTATTTAAAGATTGATATAGAGATTCCAGAAGTTTGCATGAAGGAAGCACAGGCAGTATATGACGAAGGTTTCTTTGTTGATCACAGATATGGTGACGGCGACGGTTGGAGGTCAGCATCTATTCACAGTTTTGTGGAGAAAGGTTCTGACCCATCATTAGGATGGTTTCATACAAAAAATCCAAGCGGGCATGGTCTGTCTGAGGATAATGTTGATTGGGGGTGGACAGAGATTGCAGAAGTTGCCCCAGAGACTAAGAGGTGGTTAGAGGATTTCCCCCACAAGTCCTATAGACGTTTGCGGTTTATGTTATTGGAACCGGGCGGCGCTATTGTAGATCATAATGACTCCAATGAAAAAAGAGACAGAGAAGGTAGAACAAGAAACATTTCTGGTGCAATCAATCTTGCGTTCTATCAACCTGAAAATTGTTATCTGAGACGAACAGACACAAAGGAAGAGTTGCCTTTTGAGAACTGCACGGGTTTCTGGTTTGATAATGGTGTGCAGCACGAAGCATTAAACAGCTCAAATGAGAATAGGTTTCACTTTATTATGCATGGGGGTTTCAATAAGGAACGTGAAGAACTTATGAAGAGGTCGTTGGTCAAACAATTTGGTAAAGATGTGTTGCGAGAGATTGATGACCAAAAAACTTGAAGATTATAAATGGTTTTGTCCAGAACCCTTTACAAATACTATGAACTCTATAACTGGTTCAGGTGAAATGAATATACCTTGTTGTCACATTAACAGCAATAAATGGAATAGGAAAGTTGAAGGTCAAGATATAAAATCCTTTCGAAAAGAATTTATAAATGGTGGTGGACCTTTAATTGATAATGTTTGCACTAGGTGTATTAAACAAGAGGAATCTGGAAACAAAAGTTTTAGACAAAATCACTTAGATAATTTCAATGGTAAGTTTGCACATAAGAAAAAAGAACTAGAAGAGAATTTAGACAACCCGCCATTACTTACTATGGAATTTAGAGCGCAAGATAATTTTTGCAATTTGAGATGTAACATGTGTAAATCGATACTGTCTTCTGGACTTGCCAAAGAAAACTTGGCATTGGGAAAACCCATTCATCATAGATTGAATAATAATCCTCGTTTTAAAAAAGAATCTAATATTCCTAACTTAGAAAACTTACTAGAGCTGAAACTTGTTGGTGGAGAGACATTAGCAATTGATGATAACTATAAGGTCATGGAAAAATGTCCAGCTGATGTGGTAGTCCATATCACAACCAATGCAACTGTAACTCCTAAATTTAACGATAAGGATATATTTGACTATATTTCAAAATTTAAAGAGATACATATGAATGTGTCTATAGAATTTTGGGGAGATAAAAATAACTATCTACGTTTTCCATCAAAGTGGGATCGTATTATGGACAATGTTAAAAAGTTTAAATCTTTTGATAATTGTATAGTAAATTATCACGCTACAATAAATGCTTTAAACGTAGGTTATATGTTAGAAATAATTGATAATGCTGATTGTCCAATTGCAATAGACAATTTAGTATATGGTGAGAATGAAATTTATTCAATCGTTTCGGTTCCTCCAGAGATAAGAGAACAATACTTAGAGAAGTATTATCGTGATTATAGGAAAGAAACAGATACTATAATCACATACCTTGAAAATATTGAATATGATAAATCTCAAATGATTCGTATGTTACAAGACATAAAGGATAGAGATAAATATCGTGGAACGTGTTTAACTGATTTGTTTCCAGAATGGAGAAACTATTATGAAAAGCTTTGATGAATTTGTTGCATTGTGGGAGAAGGAAACAGATAAGGTAAAAATTAAAAAAGAATTTAAACATATGTTGTTTCTGGTGGTTTATCCTGACAAACTAAAATGGGATTTTGGAATAGAGAAACAAACTCAAACTACAACATTTATGGTTACAGGGGGTGCTACTGGAGCATCAACAGGCCACGATGTTCGTTTTTGTTATAGGAGCGAAGTTCACGATCTTCTTTTAAAGTGTGATCATACCCATGCTATGATTGTATCAGTTGGTATGGTATTCGATATGGTGTCCGGTGGGCCTGAAAAACGAGTTACACCAATAACGGACTTCTATGATTTTGTAGAGAGCGATCAGTTTTGCAAAGCTCATATTATGGCAAGGCCAAAACATAAAGCATATTTTCACCATCAACATATCAATTTAAATCTTACGGTATGGAAGGATATCGGTTCTCCTGATATGTCTAAGAGATATGCTGTTGTTAAACGATCCCCCGATAATTACCATGATGACTATACCCCGCCATGGATAGAACTAGAGGGGATGCCTACTGTCACAAATTTTACGAATGCTGAAAGATCGAGAAAATCCTTTTCATATTATAGAGATGATCAAACTGCATTTTGGAAAGACCTTGACAATGTAGATATGAACGATTATTATTTTAGTAGATTTATGACGAGAATACGAAAACAATTTTATATAGAGAATACAGAAAGAGTTGGAGAACTACCTACAGAAAAATTTGATATTATATTTTCAACTACAGCTGGTTATCGTGCTGCACTACTTGCAGACCAATTAGAGTTTGACGGTGAAGTTGTGTTGTTTGATTACTGTCAAGAAAATTTAGATATAAAACAAATGATAATAGAAATGAATATGTCTTTGCCAGAAATTAACTCTTATGGTAAAATGATCGACCATGATATGGTACTTCCTGATTCTATCGCAAAACAATCTGTAAAAAGTATGGGTTCTTTTGAAAATTTAAGGCAATTAGAAGAAAAAATGGAAAGGGACTATGACATTGAGTATTGGTTGATGGATTTAATATCACCAAACTATGATAGAATTTTGGAAAAAATTCAAGGTAAGACAGTATTTTTCGACGCAACTAATATCTTTTGTTATCACATGTCACACGCATATTATACTCTAGATGAATTGGTCAATTCGTATAAAAAATTACGAGATGTTTTGACATCATCTAATGGAACCTTTTATAGAGGCACTTCACCAACCAAACAAAAAATAGATGCATGGGTATCCAAATGGATATCGTAGCAGTTCGTATTGGTGATAAGTATGGTCCAGAGTATGAGACATACTTAGAGAACAAGTTACCAGAACACAACTTTATCTGGGTTCATGAACCATATCATCCATCTGTCACTTTGCAATGGAACAAGATGTGGGGTATGCAGATGGACACCGATGAACCTATCTGTGTGATGGACATTGACATTTTGCTTATGGGTGATTATAAGAAGGTTTTTGACTATCCAATAAAGCCGGGACAGTTTCTTGCAATGCCGGGATGGTGGAGAAATGATTCCGACACTTATGAGATTAATGGTGGGTTCTTTAAATACTACCCAAAGGAATGCAAATATATCTATGACAAGTTCATGAAGGATATTCATCATTGGCAACAGTTTTATATTAAGAATGGCCAAACCACTGGGCCTGTTAATGGTGAACAATATTTTGTAGAGGATAGTGTGAATGAAAGATTAGAACTTATCACACTTCCTAACGAGTGGTTTACCAGATGGGTTGCTGATGATAAGGTTATTGATTTTAAAAACAACAAAACTTGGCAGTACAGGATGACTGAGCGATATGAGAAGGCAACTGGTAACGATTGGATATATATGGGGGGAGAGTTTCATCCCGATATAAAATTTGTGCATTTTACAAACCATAGAAACAAACCTCATGAATGGAGAGACTATGAAAATTTTTGCAGCAACTAGTTCTTCTTCAGATAGTACATATCTGTTATATAAACTCCTTACTGAAACTACAGATGATATTATATCAAGGATACTTCGTCTAGATGCATCTGATCAAGACGTAACACAGTATCCTATTGTGTGTAATTGGTTGAAAGAAAATGTTCGTGATTTTGATTTTGATTTTTCAGAGTTTGAAGATCGTGCTAGTGATACCATGTTAGAAACTATAAGATCAAAATGGTATACTGTTGCATTGTTATCAGAAATGCACGATGTAAACTTAATATGTATAGGTTATAATACATATAATTGGAGTCCTTCTAATTGGTATTTTAAAAGTTCAGAGTCAACTGAAAATTTTTATAGAAGAGGAAATTTATATTCTAGAGTAGATCATTCCATTCTTAGAGATTACACAGATATTCCCATTGAATGGCCGTTAATGAATCGCAAAGATGAACCTATGGGAAGATGGGAAACGTGGGAGTTAATACCGAAAGAGCTTCAAAAGTTAGTTTCTCACTGTTCATGTGAAAAGTGTGCTAAATGTAAATGTCGGGAATGGTATAATAAAAAGAAAAAAGAAGGATTTAGTGCTGTAGAACTTGATGATATTATTATGAAGGAGGGAAAATATGGGAAATATTATACAAAAGAAAGTATTCCAGACACTAGGCATGATGCTTATGCAGACCAGAAATTTCCAGTATGGAAACCGAAGTTGTCCAGTTATCAAGCATTACCAACAAAACCTCACAATAGATGATGAACTACATAAACCAAATCTTATAAATATAGGAAAAAGGATACTTCTATGGCCATACCTATAAGTAAATCAACATTCAAAGATTATTGCCTGCGAGCATTGGGTTCTGGGGTCATTGATATTAACATATCAGACGCTCAGGCAGATGATCGTATTGATGAAGCTCTTCAGTATTTTGCACAATATCATTATGATGGTATTGAGAAGATGTATCTCAAACATCTAATTACCGCAGCAGATGTTGCAAGGGGAACAGCAAATATAACCTCAACGGGAACAGATACGGCAGACATCACTATTACTGATACATTCCTAGAGGGTAGTAATTTTATTCCAATGCCTTCTGCTGTTGTGTCAGTGATACAGGTCTGGCCGTTCACTGGTACAGGTGGTGGTTCGAACATGTTTGATGTTCGTTATCAGTTGCGCCTTAATGATTTATATGACCTATCTTCTACTTCTGTCATTCAGTATCAGATGGCAATGGATAACCTTGACCTTCTAGAACATATCCTTGTTGGTGAAACGCCAATTCGATTTAACCAACATCAAAATCGTCTTTATATTGATGGCGATTGGACAAATGACTTTGTTGCTGGGGAAGATTATATCATTGCAGAATGTTATCGCAAAATAGACCCAGACACATATATAGATATCTATGATGACATCTTCCTAAAGAGATATGCAACTGCCCTGATTAAACAGCAATGGGGTGCAAACCTATCCAAGTTCAGTGGTGTTGCGATGCTTGGTGGTGTTACTATGAATGGTGAGACTATCTATTCACAGGCACAGGAAGAGATTAATAAGTTGGAAGAACAAATTCAGCTTACGTTTGAGTTACCTGTGAATTATATGATAGGTTAAAGGAACTACTTTTATAAATAACTATATGAATTAACTTTCTATAGGAGTGAATAATGGAAAAATATGGTTTTGTTTATATTTGGAGAGATCGAAAGCATAATAAATATTATATAGGATGTCATTGGGGAACTGAAGATGATGGTTATATTTCATCATGTAAATGGATGAATAGAGCTTATAAAAGAAGACCGGAAGATTTCAAAAGAAGAATATTGAAAAAAATATATACTTCTAGGGAAGATTTATTAAACGAAGAATATTATTGGTTGCGGTTTATAGATGATGGTGAACTTAAAGTAAAATATTATAACACTATAAATAAAAAATTTAATCATTGGTCTGTTTCTGAAAGAGACAGTGTTCGAAAGACTATTAGTGAAAAAACTAAAGAAGCAATGTGGAGAGATGATGTAAGAACTAACTATATCAAAGGTATGAAAACCAGAGATAATAAAAGCGCAGACCCAGAAGTTAGAAGGAAAAGGTCTATATCTATGATGGGTAAGAATGTGGGCAAGAAACGCACAGAAGAATCCAAGAGAAAGATGAGTAAAGCAAAGATGGGCACGAAACACACAGAAGAACACATAAGGAAAAAAATGGTAGGTATTAGCAAACTCTATGGGTGCCCTAGTTGTGATAAAAAAATGAATGTTGGGAACCTCACAAAACATATTAAGATTTGCAGAGGATAATTCATGGCTGTAAATAAACATTTTCATACAAGTGGTGTATCTGCGATTGCAACTGAGCAATCTCTATACGCTGACTTAGTTGCAGAAGCAATTCAGATTCATGGTCATGATGTATATTATCTTGACCGCACACTAGTTGCAGAAGACACCGTACTTGGTGAAGATGCGATATCCAAGTTTAATACACAATCCCTTATCGAAATGTATATGGAAGATGCTGGCGGGGGTTATGCTGGAGAACGAGAACTGATGTCTCAGTTCGGTTTGCAGAACCTTAGTGAAGCAACCTTTGTTGTAAGTAAGACAAGGTTTCAGGAGAAAACTAAACAGTTACAAATTGAAACAGGAACAGATTCAACATCATCTGGTTCTATTCAATTGGAATCTGGCACACTCTCAACATCTAAACTAGAGGGTGAGATATTTTATATTATAAACGAAACTGATGCAACAGATGCAGACCGGCCATTAGAGGGTGATGCGATTTATCACCCAACACTAAAGAAACTATTTGAGATTAACTTTGTAGATCACGATGATCCTTTTCACCAGTTGGATAATAATCCGGTTTACAAGATGCGCTGTCGCCTGTTCGATTATGGTTCAGAGTCACTTGATACAGGTATTACAGACATTGATGCAATTGAAGATTCTCTATCAATTGCAAGTTCTGATTATCAGCTGACACTTGAACAGGCAACAGGAACTACCATCAATCAAGAGATCAGGATTGATTATGATACTAGTGAAAGTGGCTTACTGTTGGATGAGACAGATAGCGATAACATTATCGGTGAAGATGAAACCACACTTGGTGGTGAGAGTATCCTACTCGAAACAGGTGGTGATGAATACATCATACAGGAAGACTATATAGTAGGTGACGGAGTTATAGACAAGACGGCTCAAAATGAGTTATTTGACACATTGGATGATACTGTACTGGACTTCAGTGAGTCAAATCCATTTGGTGATGCAGGGAGCGCAGATTAATGCTAGGACAGACTTTTTATCATGAAACCATTCGCAACATAGTTGTGGGTTTCGGAACAATTTTTAATAATATTCAATTAGTTCGTAAGGACAATGCTGGAAAGATTCAACAGACCATGAAGGTTCCTTTGGCATATGGGCCAAGGCAGAAGTTTCTTGTTCGTTTGAATGATGATGCAGACCTTAGTAAAGCAGCTGCTGTTACTTTGCCTCGTATTGGTTTTGAGATTACAGGGCTTTCTTATGATCCTGCACGAAAACTAAATCGTGTTCAGAAGTTCAAGAAGGTTAAGGGTGATAAGTCAGACCAGTTGGACACGCAATATATGCCTGTTCCCTATAATGTTAATTTTCAACTTTATATTCTTGCAAAACAGTCAGATGATGCTCTACAAATTGTTGAACAGATTCT